GATACACTATCCGTGCACGGATAGAGCCAGGATTTTATGTCGCCGTCGTAGTACGCAGCTTCCGATACCGGATAACCGCTGAGCTGGTAGGTGTAGCCGTAGCTCGGAGCGCCCATGTTCGCAACCGGGCTGGTATCGGTATAGGCGAGCACCACATCCTTGCCCCAAACGTCCACCATGTTTCCGTCTGCGTCCTGGTAAATTGAGTTTCCGATCACCACATTTTCGATATCGAAAAGCCCAGCCAGTATTTCCGCGGTTGCCGATTCGCGCCCGGTGTATTTGATACGATCCAGGATTTTTGGATGATTCTTGACCTTTTTAAATGTTGCCGCGCCCAGCAGGATGGTGTTCGGCATCAGCCCGACTTTGGCGCGAATGGCATCCTTGTAATCATCCACATCGCGAATCGGGTCCGACGTGCCGGAGTAATCCGACCATTGGCTGGTACCGGACAACGTTGTTTTATTGCTGGCTGCGTAGGTACCCGCAGTGCGCGCAATGGCTGCCTGATCGATTTCAAGCCGCTTTAAAATAATGTCGCGGGCAAAATTCACCGCGCCGGTTGCCAAATTGATGCTTGGCGCTTGATTTGCAGCCTCCTGCAGGTGTTCGATTGGCACTAGGCCATTAATCGAATGATCGGTCAGTGCGTAGGGTTTGCCAGCGTAACCGAATTGCGCCACCGCAACTCGTGATCCAGGCGCGCGCGCCGTGTTGTAGAGCCGGAACGATTCCTTGCCGAATTCGATGATATTGCCGCCGCGCAATCCGACGGGAACGACCGGGAACAATGCGCTACCAACATACGCCGCATTCTTATAACCGCGCGCGACCTGCGTCAAAACCGGATCGGCGACCTGTGCTGTTGTCATTTGGGTCATTTAGCTACTCCTATTAAGTGTTCTGGATTCCCGCCTGTGCGGGAATGACGGTTTCAGTGTGTTACGCTGCGGACAGCACCAGTATTTCGATCCGTTGACCGGCACCGGTGGACGCCTGCAGCGCGATACCGGTCTTAGTGCCGGTGTCGTAGGTCAAAGCGCGGCCATCAGCGCCCGATTTAACAGCCGCACCGGAGCTGATTGCGCCGCCCGCCTCAATGATGGCGGTGCCGACGGTGTCAACGACCACCTTTGCGGTGTCTGCCGCCGTGTTTCTTGATACGCCAATTGCCGCAGCACCGGCTGAGCCGACCTGTGCGCCTGCGGATGTAACAAAACGTTCGGCCGTCACCGCACCGGATGCGGTCATGGTCAGCGGTAAAAGTGGGGTGAATTGCATTGCTGTACTCCTCTATTGGATTGATCGATTGTCTGGCTGGTTGTTATGCGCCCGCGCGCTCGACTGCAGCCACGGCTGTCAGGTACTCAGTGCCCGGATGCTGTTCGATATATGCCAGCGCTTTGTCATGCACCGCGGCGGCTTTGGGGTCGACATCGAATCCTTGCGGGAGATTGAGCGTTGAGCGCGGCTTGCCGGTTTTGCCGTCATCTTTGGATCGCTCGGCAAAATCAACGATTACCGGGAAACCGGATAAAGCGGCCCTGAATTTATCCACGGTCAATTGCGCCTTGTTGTCGCCTTCGCTGAATTCGAGCGGTTTTTCCTGGGATGCGATCAGATCCAGCGCAGCCACAGCCACAGCCTGAACAGCAGGCAATAGGCGTCCCTCACCGGCCAGCTTGTCGCAAAAGGCCACGTGAGCCGCATGCTTGGCAGCACGTTCCTGCTCGGCCAGTTGCGTTTGGGCAGCAGTGGCCTGCTCCTGAAACTCGCTGGATTGTGTCTTAAGTTTTGCGTTCTCGGCTTCCAGTGCTGCCATCTGCGCTTTAATCGTTTCGATATCATCGTTTTGTTTTCCTGACATAGATTTCTCCGTGTGGTCGATTGGGCCGTCTTGGCCGGATTGCATGAGATTTGCGGCGGGGTGGTAGTACATTTTTTCCTCGTAAATCAGCGCGCCGTCGGATTCGGAAAGGTTGACCGCGGGCAGACTTTTCAGCGACGGTGCGGCCGCGCCCAAAAAGCCGACATGACGCAAATAAAAAACGCCAGGCTTCGGATTGGCCGGGGAATCCGGCAAATAGAAGCTGGCGGAAATCTTTTTGAAGCGCTTGGCCCGCACCATCTCGACGAAACTGGCATCCAAGTCACGCAACCTTGCCCACAACATCCCGCTCTTGGTTACGAGCGATTCCACCCAGCCCCAGGCCGGGCCGTTATGTTCCGGATGACCGATGACCGCTGGGGCGTCGAACAACGCCGGATCGTAAGCGGTTGCGGTTGCGGACAGATCGGCGTCTGTAAAAGCACGCTCCTCGCCATTCATGGCGGTGTGCGTTCCGGATTTAAAGATGGGGATTTCGATATTCATACCAGACAGAATAGCCGGGCGGATCAGTCTGTTAAATTAAAGCGGTTTAATATTTGACGGGGTTGCGCCACCGGGTGCAGGGACGCATCGCACGCGCACGCATTTGGATGCGGAGAAAATGGAATGGGGAAAAGGGCGCATGCAATGCGCCCCTACGGTTGAATTTGTTTTCCCAGGTAATCGTTAAAAAGATCGATGATTTTTTCCTCATCCTCGGCGGATACGCCGATGAACGGGCGAGCTGGAATATCTATCGTGTGTGCACTTTGTTCGAACCACCGGCCGACCGCTCTTTTATGAGAATCTTTTGCAAAAATCAGCAAACCCTTTTTGCTCTTCAAAAGATCACCTTTTGCATTTGTTCTATGACGCACCAATCTGCTTTGAGCGGCCTTATTTATTTGCCCGCCGAATTGATGGATCGCAGCGTATTCCATCGAGCTGCCGACCTCAAGCGTATCGTCTCCGGAAAGCTGATAATGGATCTGTTCCATTAACGTACCCAAATGGACTAACGGCTTGTCGCGCCCCTTGCTTCGAATTGTCTCCTCACTGTTGCGTGCCCACGGCACACCGTCCGGGCCGGTACCGGGATTAAAACGCGCTTTGGTGGAATCCACCAGCTCTTCACCGATTTCAAGCAGCGCCGGGCGCGGATTGCCGCCCGCGTCGATCAGACGCTGCAGCATCCGCGTGACTTCCGTATCGTCGTAATCGACCTGGATGCGCATGTCAGTAATAAATGTTGTTGCGGACTTTACAGATTTCCAGCGTTGCCGTGCCGGTTTCGGTTTTCGCCAGAATTTTATCGCCTTGTTCGAGGATCAGTTCGGGCATGTTACCGTTAATGATCCGCTGACATTGCCCGGAATCCCAGGTCTGTCCGGTACACACGAAAAAATCAACGAGGCCAGGGCAATAAACAGTGTATTCCCCCGCAGATAATGCGGCCGTTGCTGAAACGGTTGATGCATTTATCGATAAATCCGGCTCACGTCTCCGGTCTTTCAGATAATAAGCGTTTGGCATTTTGCATTTCCTCCTGTTGATAAAAATTGCTGCTTGCGTTAATCTGCTGTTTCAAAGGCGGTAACGTTCCGGACGTTGAGCTAAAGGGGCCGGGTAACCGGCAGCATTGAAGCACCGCCTGCCTAACCCTTGCTTTTTCTCATTACCATCGACAGCAGCGAAATCGCACGCTGCCGTTTTCCCAGAATCTCAAAAATCAAGCGCCTGCGTTCGTTGCCCGTGATTGCGGTAACCACGAATGTTTTATTGCCGGATGCCGTCGGTCTGCTTTCCGCGATCGAATCATGATTGATCAACGCATCCATCAAGCCGGTAAAATCGGCATCCGTTACCGGGCGTTGGTCTTTACCGTCGAAAGCGCGGCTTTTTTCGATGTGCCGCACGGCATCCGACGACAGCAACACCATGTGTCCTGTCAGGTCATCATTGATGACGGCCTGGATATCCGCCGCGTTATCGACGAATCCCAGCCATAGCGTTTCCTGGTTGCTTCTGTCTCTCATCGCTCTTGCCGCAAAACCGGCGATATCTCCAGTCGCGTTGATGTAGCGGTTGACATCGCGCGTCAGCGCTTTGCTGATCGCATCCGGCCGCTTGATCAATTTTTCCTGCACGAATTCGCGCAGTTTGGTATCCGTGCGCGCACCCGGCTGATAATCGAAACCGTAATCGATGCCGTTGGGTACGGTGTGGCGCACGCCGGCGCTATCGATATGTGTATAACTTCCGTCATCGGGCGCTTTTGCACCCTTGTATTCGGATTTGCGCACGGCCTTGATGCGGCACCGGCAACCCCAGCCATTGGGCGGGTAGTGCGTTTGCCACCACGTATCATCCTTGCTTAGCACCATACCCGACCAGCTCACATGCAGCGGGCGCGGATGTTGCACGGTGTCGTTGTGGATGTATTGCCAGTACGGCCGCACCGCGGCCAGATCCGGATCGTTCAGTTGTTTGTACCGTCCGGCGGCGTAGCTGGTGGATAGATTGGTCTGATAAATCACTCGCGTGCGCCAGTCACGCCCCTTTTGACTGCCGGAACCGGTCCAGCCTTCCCAGCCGTGTTTCTTGACGATGTCATCAAACCGGCTGCGGAACGCGCCTATCGATTCGCCGTTGACGATGGCCTTATCCACCGCGTCGCGCAGATCATTGAGCAGATCCGCCTTGGCGGCACCGGCGACGATAAAGGCGCGGTCGTGCGCGTTTCTGACAATGTCATCCCAGCGCTCGGTCGGCAGATTCAATTTGCTGCGGAAGAAATCGATCTGCTCCTGAAACGGCTTATTAAACTTGCCGTCGCCGCGCGCATTGAAGGCGATTTGCGTCGGAGATAGATTAAGCGGCATTCATCCCCCAAAACAAAATCGATTTTAAGGGGTTCAATTGGGGTTCAATTTTGATTGTTATCACCTTTGATAACCGTTGATATACCCCGAGCGGCAAAGATCGCTTAAATCGCGTTTTAATTGATCCGATCTTTAGCTGCACGCGGACACCTTTTTGATAATAGCGATGGCATCCTGTTTTGCAGATTCGATTCGTGCTATCTGCTCAGCCCGGTATGCGCATGCCCATTCGTGTTTTCGATAAAAACGATTCAACGAGGTCTGGAATTGGCGTTTGTTTTTTTGATCCGGACACGATTGCGGCCTCGTGGCAATAATCGCACTTAAAAATGATCTGTCCGTCTTCAGCGTATATTTGCATCAGCCGTCCTCCTGCACATCGTAGCGTCCGGACAAATCCGCCGCGATAAACGCGAGCTCCATCACGTTGACAAGCTGGCTGCTGTCGAGATCGCCGTATGCCGCCAGCAGATCGTTACGCAGTTGCTCAAGCGATTCGGCGTTGTCGACCAGGTCGCGCACTTTGTCCAGCATCGCCTTGCCAGCGTCGGCAGACTGATCCGCCAAAATGTCGGTCTGGCTGTCGCTGGATGTTGGGTCGATGTTGGTTTCGCCGGGTTCGGCGAAATTGTCATCGGTTCCTGTGGTGTCTGCGGCGCTTGTTTTAGGGCGGATGCTATCCGCCCCTACGGGGTTATCGTTTGCGGCTGATGCTTCGCGCTCTTCCCAATCGCCGCCATAGGTTTCCTGGATGTATTTCAGCGTCGGCCTGAAACCCATGCCGGATATTTTCACGTCGCGGTCGATGCGCGCATTCAGGTCCTCGTCCGAAAAGACACGGTAAACCGTGGGCGGCACCGCGCCGGGGAAGTTCCACTCGGTCAGCCAGGTGATGATGGTGCGGTTAAATTGTTCCGACAGCATGTCGCTGTCCGCCTTCAGAATGGCATCCTTGACCGCTTCGCGCTCGGTGTCCCCGCCGAGTTTTCCGGCGGTGCCTTGGGCCGTTGCGGTTTGGCCTAGGCAGACCATCAGGATGGCCTCGTTCATTTGATCGATAAAGCCTTTGTGATCTGCGGCCGAGCTTTTCAATGCTTCGAGCAGCATCACTTCCATACCTTCCGGTACCACCACGGCGGAATCGCGTTGTATCGCCCGCA